TTGTTGGTTACCACTTACCAGTTGCAAAGACTGCGAGAAGTAACCAAAAATGGGGTTGTAAGTTATTGAAAACGTTCAAACTTACTACTTACCATTTTTCACCCTTATAAATAAGGGTATAGGTATACGAACCTATACCCTATAGCACGAGGTCAGACATGAGCGAGATAGATGAAGATACACTGAGGATGTTGAACAATATCGGAGCGAAGCCAGAAGAATGGTTTGGTAGATGTTGTGGGTGCGAAAAGCTGATCACAGGGGTCGTTGTCAAAAGAGATGGCGATGTAACGATGTGCGCTGACTGTAGCATCCTATCACAGCGGAATGATGACAGAGAATGGGTCGATGAAAGCAAACAAGGCTCTATCGTTTTCAGTTTGCCAGATGAGGATGATGAAGAAGAAGTGCTGACAGAATACGAACAAATGATCGAAAAGATGTTGGATGTTAAAGCAGAACGAACAGGAATGCTCAACGCAGGATGGAAACAAACACAGAGCGGCGAGTTCTACTACCCAGATGACGATAACCCCAACATAATCCATTTAAGCTACTAGGAGCGCATCATGCCAAAGGTTGGCGAGAACCTATCCAAAGAAGCACACGCAGCAGGACAGCGACGACTGAAGCCCCAGCAACAGGAGTTCCTGAATAACTACCTGCATAAAGATATGACCCAGACAGAAGCAGCGAGACAAGCAGGGTATAAGAACCCAACAGTGTACGCCGTCAGACTGCTACAGAACCCTGTAGTGCAAGAGCGCCTACAAGAGATGAGGCTGGAGGCACAGGCACGGTTCGGAGTGACCGTGGATAAGTCTATTCGGGACTTGAAGAAGATGAGAGATGACGCTTGGCAAGCCGGTAAAATAAGCGAAGCTATTCGGGCAGAAGAGTTGCGTCTGAAGGCAGCGGGACTACTGATCAATAAGCAACACGTTGTGAAGGAGGATGTGACCGCAGCTACCAAGGAGGAAATCACTAAGAAACTTGATGAGTTCCGCCGATTAGCCGAGGGCAGAATGCGTAACGTAACACCAGATGTAGACGTTATTGAGCATAACCCACAAGATACAGTTTAATATAGCGAGAGTCCCACTAATCCCCACTGCGCACACCGCGTGGGGGAGGCGGGCGGAGTTGCCGGGGTTTCCCGAAGAATTGTTCGGGTTCGGGGCCATCGGGATCGGGGATTCGGGCTTCGGGTTGACATCGGGGTCGGGATCGGGGTTATGATCGGGGTATTCCTCCCTCGACTCACCCGGCCATTGGAGCAGCAGTGGCCGGGTCTTCTTCGGGATCGGGATAAACCCGTACAATTGTTCGGGATCGGGTATGTGGTTCCGACGCCTACATTGCCGCTGCTGTTAATACTACAGGTACACAAAACACCGCTGTTGGTTACAGCCCCGGTGTCCACGTTCCTTCTTCGTAATAACCCGTACAATTGTTCGTAACACCATAGGTACACAAAACGCTGCTGTTGGTTACACAACTGGAATAAATAACGCTGCTGTTGGGTATTTTCTTCTTGACCCTGGTCGCAATGACTGCTATATATAATGCATCAACTAAGGAGGAAGCCATGCCTAGATTGGGATTTGGTATTGCGAGTGTAGGGATGCTGCTGCTCGTATTGCTAACAGGAGTAGAGCCGACGACAGACACAGCGTTCTGGATTCATGTCGGACTTATGTACATCGCCGTCGCAACCCTCGGACTCGGAGCGGTGTTGATGTACAAGAAATAGATTCAGGGCAGCCCCTGAGTCTGACCCCCGGATTGCACGGATCCGGGGGTTTTTCTTTGCCCGCAGGCACAACCCGTACAATTGTTCGTAATTTTGTACTACCGCAGCAGGCATCCATGTCACTGGCACCATGGGTACACGTTAAATATTTTTTTAATGTGCCTGCCTTTTCTTGTTGACAGGTGTGCAATGATTGCTTATATATATACACATCAACCAAACAAGGGAGGCCGTCATGGCTAACTCAGATTTTTACAAGTACGACGAGATCGCAGAACATTTCACCGACTGGCTCAAAGAACAGGATCGCGAGTGGCTGCAAGCAAACAAAGACGACTGGCATCATCACGCATTCAACATGGATTATTACATTATCGGCACATACAAGGCCGAGCAGTGGATGGGTGATAAGGCTTTTGAAATTATTCGCACCGTCAAAGAGTATGAAGAAGAAAACTTCGGCGAGGTTACGACTGATCTCAGTGATCCAGAGAAAGTTGTAAACATGTACGCCTACATCGTAGGAGAGGAGGTTGTCCACAAATGGCAATAAGAAAACTTTACTTTGCCTACGGCTCTAATTTGAACGTAGGCCAAATGTCAGTCCGCAGCCCCACAGCGACACCGCTAGGGGCTGCATACTTTCCGGGGTGGCGGCTTGTCTTCCGGGGCGTGGCCGACATCGAAATCGGAGAACCTGAAGATATGCTTCCGGTGGGAATTTGGGAGATTGGGCCAGAAGACGAGGCAGCACTCGACAGGTATGAAGGCGTATCACACGGGCTTTATCGTAAAGTCATGATCAACGGTATGCTTACTTACCAGATGAATAGGTCGGGCTATGCAGATCCCAGTAACGATTACTTTCGGACTATCCTTGAGGGTTATCGGGACTTCGGGCTGGACGAGTCGGAGCTATATAACGCCCGTGATTACTCAGAGGATCGGGCTTGGATCGGGGAGGATCGGGCATGGCTATAAATTGTTCGGGTTATCGGGATCTGAATCGGGGTCGGGCTTTCGGGTTCGGCCCTTTTTTTGGGTCTAGGTATCATATGATACCCGGCGAAACCCGAACAATTGTTCTGGTTTTTTGTTAACACGATTCAGGTTGATTTTAGGAAGATATAGCCTAATTTTTTTGAGCTGATTTATTCAATGAATCCAATGGTTTAGCAGATAATTTGTTTTCTATATATAAAATGTGTGCAATTGTTCTTGCAATCACTGCATAAATGATTATCTTAAGAGGTGAGGGGCGAAGCTATGCCCACACATCAACCAAAAAAGTGAGTAAAAACAATGTTTTACAAAACCGACATAGACGCTATTGGATACGGTTATTTTTATTTCGCAAATAAAAGCGATCTAATGGACCATTTGCAGCAAGCCTTTAACTGTACTGCCGATGAAATAGAATTCAGTGACGCATGGCGTTTAGGTGATGATAGCGATTTTGGTGCTTTGTACACGACGCATGATGGCAATGTGGACAAAGCTTTCTGCGATTTTCACAATTCAAGTTATGCGTCAGGAATATCCTATGACGTTTCAGATTTAAACGACTAATCAACCAACCACAAGAAGGAATAAAACAAATGACTAACATGATCGAAAATGACGTTTTCCTGACCGGCGGTGCCGAAATCGAAATCCACAACATGCGCGGTGTTCATCTAGGTACAGATCAATGGCAGACACGTCTAGACAATGCCGGTTTTTCATGGGTTCAGGCAAAGTATGACGCCAGCCCTAATGTAGATTGTGAATTCGTATTACCGCCATTCAATCTGCATTTTGCCGGTGGCGTCAAATATGACATTCAACGTTTGCTGGCATTCATTGAAGACAATGGCGGGCGCGTTTCAAAATCAGGTTGCGGTTTGCATGTGCATGTTGGTAACCGCATGGTCAAAAGCATGTCACCTGCTGAGCATTGGGAAGCTTCAAAGCAAGCATTTGCCGCGCCAAATCGCGATTATTACGTTGCGCCAAATCTTACTGACGTCATGCCGCTTGCATTGGTTCGTGACGTTATCCAACGCTATGCCGCGCATCAGTCAGACATTGACGCCATTCTGGCACCGTCACGGCGCGACGGTGGCAATGCCAGCAGGTTCTGCCGGTCTATTCGTTCTATTGGATTTGGTGGCCATGCCGCTGATAGGTTTGCAGCGTCAGACACTGCGGCAAGTATGGCAGATATGTTGGGCGGTAAATTTGGCGCAATCAATCTTCAAACATGGTCACGCATTGGTACGGTTGAATTCCGCCAGCATCAATCCACACTGGACATTGAAAAGCTAGAAGCTTGGTGTTTGCTTTTAGATGCATTGTTCCGCTACAGCGATGCACACCGGCTTGACTATGTATCGCCAGCCATTACCACAACAGCAACGCCAGACGCGCCGCACCGCAATGGGTCACGTCTGGCGGTAATGTGGGACATGTGCCGCCGTGACGGTGGGTGCCATGTTTCCGATCTGAGCGCGGCAACCGGTTGGACCGCCGACACTATCCGCGCTCGTGTCTCAGAGTGGCGCACCGCGCATGGCGATGCGGCCATTATCACACATACACAACAGGCCTATGGTCATCGCTATGGCACTAGCAATGGCGGCCATGATCTAAACGGTTATGAAATTGCCAGAGAATACCAGACAACGGTTGCCGGTGGCGTTGCGCTGTATCCCGAAAATAGGCGCGGTGTAACGTCAATCTGGGCTGGTCTTGATGATCAAACGTTTGAATTTTTCAACACGCGACG